TTTTAATGGTTCAACGTCTTTTGCAACATTAGATTTCCATAGTTCCATGATTTTTCACCAGATGAGTTTAGTTGGATTTCTCTCTAGTTTTGATTGCAGAAACAACTTCGGGTTCTTTCTTTGATTCTACTTTTTTGGAAGTAGAACCTCCTCCCCCACTCTTAGCTGGGGAAAGTCCGAATGCAGCAAGCGATCCAGAGAAGACCGAAGCAATGAAGGTAGGATCAAAATCAAGAATCTTTTGACCGTTGGGAAGTCTAACGTAACTAAAGGTGAGGAGAGAAGCAGACCAAATAAGTACAACAACTTTCACCAGATTACCAAGAACTTCACTTTTATCTTCATGGTGGTCGTCTTTCTCTTCTACCTTTGCTGGTTTGGTATCAGCCATAGGTAAAGAGTAAGGCGATACTATTTATGGTGTTAATGTTTCAACCGTTATGTTTGCGTTTTGTATTTGGTTATATCTTTTACAAAGTTCCTCACTTGAGGCGTGTTCCCACTTGTGTTTGGTTTCTTTTAACTGTTTTGTGTAATCTTCACCATCATTGTTTTGCATCTCAGTGGCAACGATGGTTTTAATTAACACATCTCTTGTTAAATGTGTCATACCTTTTAAATGCTTTCCAACAAAAAATTCAACATAATAAGTCAAGAAGTCTTCACAGAATTTCTCTTGGCTGGTTACCCAAAAAATTTTGGGATGTTATTATTTATTCAAAGATAGGTTTTACTGGTGGATTCCATTCTTCCCTAACTGCCTTCATAACGTGCTTAGGGACACCGTAGTAACCCATATGCATCCACACACAGTCAATGTAACGAAGATCTTCACGGTCTGCGTCAAGGGTATACATGTCACAGTATTTAATAATGTCTTGTGGAACCTCAATCTTTTTCCAAGTAATGGGTTCTTCAATAAAAAATGGAATCATTTTATAAATCCCTCTTCACGCAACCACCTTTCAGTCAAAGGAGTTGGTTCATAAACTTCCCACATGTTACCAACAGCACAGGATTCAAGTGCTTTCATTGTCATACCTTCAGTTTTACCGGCCCAAGTTGCTTCTGCTTCCCAAGGCACAGCAGAACTAGGATATGTACGTTCTACCATCTTACGCCAAATACTGGGAACATCTTCTTCTGGTTTGATAATGGCAATCATACTATTATCAATAGTGCCTGCCATGCAATCTTGTGCAGCGTGCCAACCTTCGTGACGCATCACAGTCATTAGGACGTGTGGGCGATGCATAAAAGCATCATTCAAATAAAAATTATTGGACACCGTATGATAAACACCACGATGACCAACAGGGAAATACCTTTCCGCTCCTAGAAAAACCATAACTCCGATCTTATCAAGGGATACCAGCATCGAGTCAAACTCGTCAGCAATAAGATCAAAATTAGAATTAGGATACTCTTTACGAATATCGTTGATACTCTTGATTTGTCGGACATCTTTGGTGCATTCTCGTGTAATCATGCAACCCATAGAGTCCATACTATAGAATCCTTTTGTTATTTTACCCTCAGCTAATGCTGGAGTTGTCATACCATGAAGAACTCCTAGAAGGAATCCGGCAATAATTGAAGTTTTCATAAATTAAGATAATGTGAAAGTAGTAGAACCAATACCAGAAACACTAAAAGTCAGGTTACTTCCATCTAATGTAACTACTAGTGGTGCAGAAAGACTAAATCCCTGAAGATTTACTGTTAGATCATCTCCATCGCCTATGGAAGAATAGAGTTCATTAAAATTACTGTTTATTTTTATGGCTCCGCTTAGGAGAGTATCCCCCTGACCATCATTAGGAAAAGAACCAGTAGAAATCCCAGATTTCGCCATTTAACTTTCTATATTCTTGTAACTATATTTAGGATCTACCACCCCATTGGATATCAGGGAAAGCATCCGAAACATTTTTCTTGGAAATTTTATACTTTGTTTCCAATTTTTTATCCTTAACAAGCATCAGAATTTCTGCTTCCATGGGATGAAGTCCTTCCAGAATGCTAATGAACATAGTTTCTCTTTTCATACTAGAGAGACGATCATTCCCACCTTTAATAAAATTATAAAAATAAGTGTATTCTTTTCTAATAGAAGTTCTACCTTGATCTTGAGATCCAATAGAATTTGTTCCAATTTCATCCATTACAGAAACAGACCTTTGAATATTATCACTTAGATTTCCAGACCTAACGTTTTGTTGGCCAACACTAGAATATGGAACAACTCCTTCTGGAAGTAAGGATATTACACTCTCATCAAAGTTCCAAATAAGTAAGGACTTTAATGAGGGATCTTGATAAGTTTGAAGTACTTCCACTTTTTTAGCATTAGTTTTTTGTTGTGATGCTAAGGAAAGTACTTCAAAAGAAAATGGATTGGAAGGCAATTCGGTAAGTACTGTAGACATAATAATAGTTTAATGTATTTTATTTAGAGTTTGAATCCAGCGAACGTATCTTTCTTGACATCTTGTTTGATGCCACCTACAACATAGGACTCAACTTCAGTTTCCTGTGGGGCAACCTGAAGACCTTTGGAAGAGATCCAATGTTCAGTCCAAGGAAGAGGATTATTCTTTGCTGGGATATCATAAATTGGTTTCATACCAATAGCTTTCATACGGCGATTTGCAACCCACTCAACATAATTATTGAGTAGTTTATCATTCAAACCAATCATAGACCCATCTTTGAACAGGTATTTAGCCCATTCTTTTTCTTCATTGACACACTTACGGAATAAGTTAGTTACCCAAGGTTCCTCTTCTTTAGCAATTTCTTGCATCTCTGGGTCATCTCCTTCACGCCATTTGTTGAGGATGTTTTGAGTAATGACAAGATGCTGATTTTCGTCTCGTGCGATGAGAGAGATGATTTTAGCGGATCCTTCCATAAGTTTGAGTTCACCAAACGCAAACGAGCAAGCGAACGAGACATAGAACCTGATACCTTCGAGAATATTGACATTGGCAACAGCACGATAAAGTTTTCTTTTGAGTTCCTTACGGTTTTCTTTGAAGTAACCTGCACCTTCTTGTGCATGAATCCAATCATTACTGGTTCCATACATCTGTGCAGCGTTGATAAAGTCATTATAAGCTTCTGTTACAGAGGCTGCACGACTTACAATCTTGTCGTCATCGAGGATATGATCAAAAACTTCTCCTGGATCAGAATATACATTTTTAATAATGTAAGTATACGAACGGGAATGAATCATCTCCATGAATCCCCAGACTTCCATGCACGCTTCCAATTCAGGAAGAGAACAATATGGGATGAATGCCATACCAGGACCACGACCTTGTACAGAATCCAACATGATCTGATATTTCAAGTTAGAAGTGAAAATGTGTTTTTGTTCAGGTCGTAATGTTTGATAATCACTACGATCTTTCTGAAGAGAAACCTCCTCAGGTCTCCAGAAATATCCAAGTTGTTGTTGGGTTAGTTTATCAAATACAGGATACTTATAAGAATCATAACGCTGCAAACCCAGTGGTTGACCGAAAAACATAGGTTGTTTACGGGTATCAACATCGGTACTGGTGTTGAATACGGTCATTCCTTTTATCATTTGTAATTCCTCTTTAAGTTTACTAGATTTTACAGCTTTCACAATCTTCCTCACTAGATTCCATAATTTGTTCAAGTAGTTTGTTTAGTTGATCCTTAGTAGTTTCCTCCTTTACCTCATCTGATTTTTGGTCATGAGTGTTTTGATAATAAGAAGTCTTCCAACCATACTTATAAGTCCTCAGAAGGTCTTGGGCCATCACTGAAGTGGGCACTTCATTGTCTGGATAGTTCTCTGGGTTGTAACTCCAGTTTCCAGAGATGGCCTGGTCAAAGAACTTTTGCATGACTGCGACCACATTAATATAACCGCTATTGTCAGGCATATCCCAGAGTAGAGTGTAATTATTCTTAAGGGATCCATACTGTGGAACAATCTGTTTAAGAGGCCCTTTCTTGCTCTTTTTAATGGACAAGTATCCTCTAGGAGGTTCGATTCCATTTGTTGCGTTTGACACAACGGAACTGCTCTCAGAAGGCATTTGTGCGGACAAGGTGCTATGTCTGAGTCCATATGTTTGAATATCGGTTCGTAGAGTTTCCCAATCATACTGATACCCTGGATTTGAGATTTCGTCTACGTCTTTCTTATATGTATCAATTGGAAGAAGACCCGCAAAATACTTAGTACGATTGAAATCTGTACAAGACCCCCTTTCTTTCGAAATTTGATTGGAGGCTTTAATCAAATAATATTGAAAAGCTTCTGTCAACTTGTGAGTTAGATCCCATGCCTCTTGAGATTCATAACCAACACCATTTTTTGCAAAATAATGTGCAAGTCCAATGTATCCAATTCCGAGAGATCTACGAGCTTTTGTTGCAAGTTCTGCAGCAAGAACGGGATATTCTTGATAGTCAATCAGTTCTTCAAGTCCACGAACTGCAAGATCACAAAGTTCTTCCAGATCATCCAACTCACGAATCTTACCAACATTGATAGCAGAAAGAATACAAAGAGCAATCTCCCCAGAAGTATCATCTATATGTCCGATAGGATCTGTAGGTAGAGTGATTTCTTGACAAAGGTTACTCATCCACACCTTGTCAATGAAGGAACTATGTGAATTGCAATGGTCAATGTTCATAATATAAACACGACCAGTCTCAGCTCTCTCCTTTAGAAGATCCAGAATGAGTTCTTGTGCTCTAATCGTCTTGCGAGGAATAGACTCGTCTCGTTCTGCAGCCACATATAACTCATCAAACTCAGGAAGCCCGAAAGCATCAGAAAGATCTTGAACGTCATGAGGTGAGAAGAGGGACATTTCCTCATCATTAATGAATCTTTCATAAAAAATTCTTGACAGTTGAATACTATAGTCTAATTTGCGAACACGATTGTCTTCGGTTCCTTTGTTGTTCTTAAGGACTAGGATGTCTTCGATTTCTTGGTGCCAGATTGGGAAGTGGACAGTCGCTGATCCACCTCTGATGCCATTCTGAGTGCAGCATCTGACAGTTGCTTCAAACTTCTTGAGGAAAGGGACAACGCCTGTG